AGAAGTTCACAACATCTGCACAGATCACTGTAGATATGCCATATAGCGTTACAAATAAACTTGGAACCACTTATTCATTGTCAGGTAATAATATTACTCCATCTGTAACTTCTGGAGGATCTACAACTTCTGGAGCTATAGGTGGATTAAATGTTGGATCGTTAACGGATGGCGTTCCAGCTTTGATTCAAACTGATAAAGCGATAACAAGTGCTGGGTCAGCCTTCTCAATTACAGAATCGGCAACTATTGGAGATGCCACACCATCTGCTATAACACCATCATCAGGTATTTCTGCACTACCTCATCTTGGAGGACAGACAACAGTAGGATCAGGTGGTACAGCAGGTAGTTTAGGTATGACCAGTTTATCTAGTGGAGTGCATACCTGCACAGCCGGTGGTAGTGGTACTAGCTGTATTGGACAAACAACTGTAACGATCACCATTGACTAAATGGTTTTTGCTAATAATAAACAATTAATAACGTCAACTTCTCATTTACCAGCCCTACTTTGGAGAGTGTTCCTAGATGGCAGATAGTAACAGAAGGATCTCCATTTTCTCTACAAGAGACAATAATTGCACCAGGGTTAGACACGATAACAACTATAAATCGCACCATAAATACCACAACAACTGTAACTGTAGAAGCTACCTTTGGGCAATAGCTCTAATCCTTTGTCCTACAAGGGTTTTTGCTAATACAACAGTTGCAAGTCCTAGCTCTAACGCACAAGGTACAGTAAACAATAATGCAACGATGATCGCACCTCAATCAACTCCTCAGTTTCGGATGTCTCAAGGTATAGTTTGTAGTTCACCAAGTCTTACAATTACTCCTTATGTGACAGATGCGTGGTCATTTAATCGACCCATAGAAACTGTTACCAGACAGAATATATATGACGAAGATACTGGAGCTATAAAGTATGTACAAGAGACACCGAGATTTGAAAAAGATAACTATAACTTGAATTATGGGATCTCAGCACAGATCAGTATTCCGTTAGGTAAAGCACCTGACTTATGTTTAGCAGCAACAGAAGTAAATATAAAAAATCAAAAAATATTATACGAAAAGACAAAGCTAGAACTTGCATTATTTAGGCTTAAGGTTTGCTCTGAACAGGCGAAACTAGGTGTGACCTTTACAGGCAAGTATGCATCTATATGTGAGGGAATCAGCGTTTCAATCCCACCAAATCAAGTTATACCACATACGCACGAATTAAAAACAAAAAAATAGGTAAGCCCTTTCCGTAAGCCTACCTATTTTCCTAACAGTTCCATACCAGAGAAACCATTTTTATTATATCAATAATTACAGCAAACAACTTGCATCAGGTGTATTTGTAACCAAACCAGCTTTTTCTTTATTAATCATATACTTTTCAAACTCTTCGTATTTTGCTGATTCAATAGCTTGTTCTCCAAGTATTTGTTCAGCATCTCCAAAGTGTTCATCTAAAGATTGTCTGATAATAGAAGAAATAGATGTACCTGGCCCAGAATGTTGCTTCAATAAAGCATATTGTCTTTTTGTAATTTGAATTGATAAACGATGCAGGTTTTCATTCATTGTTTTAAAAACTCTTTATTGTAGTATAGTATCATTTTGATGCCATAGCAGGTGTCATTGTAAGAATTTGATTTGTTGATGGAAGTTCAACAAATTCTCTAAATGGATCTTCTTTTGGCATCCTTATATACTGAGTATCCAAACCAACCATAAAATGATGTGCTGCCCTAACAGTAAGAGCAAAAGCATCTGCACTAGACCAATAAGATCTTTTTAAACCAGAATCACATGATTTATTAAAAATAATCTGTGCTGCTCTATCACAAGGCTTAATATCTCTATCAATGCCGTCAATAGAACTTGCCATGCCAGTGGTTACTATATTCAACCAATGTAATGCTCTTTCTTTTGGAGACATATCATGGTTGTATTTTTTACCTCTGGTAATTTTATTGTTATACATCATTTCAGCATAAATTTTTAATGATGCTGCAAGAAAAAATGTTCTAACTCTGGTAGTGTTTGCAGGACAAACCTTATTCATAAGGTAAAGGAACTGATTATGTTTTAAATAAGTTTCTGCAACAATGGCATCATGGCAGGGTCTAGCATACTGTTCTGTACCAATCGTGCTACCTAAAGAAGCCATAGCATGTCTTATTGTGGCACAGTCTTTCCTGCTAATTTTTGTGCCACTAACAGTAATACGATCAGACATATTCCTTGATTTGCCTACATCCATTATCTGTTTGGACTTACTAGGCATGTTTTTTACAACAAGAAAAGGTTGTGTTAAACCTGTCTGAACAACAGCAAGTAATCTATGTTGACCATTGACTAACAAGCCATCTGTATCAAAACAAATGGCAGAGTCAGATAAGATGAAACGATTGTTTCTCATTTCTTTTTTTAATTCTTCAAGATTATTTCTACTAATCTTGCGGTTATTATCAAAGTTCTTTTCTAAATAGAATTGAGCTTGCTCTGGTGTGATTAATTCAAGACCATAATCAACACTTTCATAAAGTGCTGATAGGGCTTGTGTTACTTGAGATGTCATGCTGCCTCAGAAGAATCTACGGCATCTTTATGCAAATTATTTGCTAGTTCTATTTTTTTAATTTGTGTGAAAAGAACAGAACTGATTTTTTTTAAGATTTCAAGCTCATTATTGTCAAAATCTTCAATAGATAAACTTAAAAATTTTAAAAAGAAATGCGATGACATTTTGTATTCTGCAACGCTATCTCTGGAGTCGTGAAAACTAAAATCAATTTTGTCATCAAGTTCATTGTAGTGAACATAAAAACGATCTTTTTCGTCAAGAGTGTTTGTTGTTCTGGATTCAAATTTGCTTCTCATAAGAATAATAATTGAGTGTCCTATGAATATAACATGGTAATGACATCATTGTCAGTAAGTTTTCAATCCGTAACAATATCACTTTTCTTTTTTCTTGCCCTCAAATACTTTAGATATACGTTTTATGAGTTGCTTTACTAATGGCTTTACAGCCGATAAAAGTAAAGGAGTAACCGCAGCCACACTAGCAATAGCAGCAGTAGAGACAACAGTGCTAAATTCTGGGAGGTACTGATCTTTGAAAGGAACGTCCTCATACAACGTGGTACATATAGTTCCATCTTCGCTTCTTTTATGCCCTACGACACGTTCCAGCTTCTTTTCGTTACGAAAATCTCCTACTCTTTGATCTTTCTTACCAGGACATTCTACAAATATATCATCTTTCTTTTTATCTTTTGGTATCTCTGCTTGAGGTGGTTTGCCTTCTGGTAGTTTTTCTGGCTCGTCATTAACAACAGCAGCTTCCTCAACAATAATCAGTTGATCTGCCTGATAATTCATCGGAATAAAAGATGGATATGGACAGTTACTTACAACTCCGTTTGGATCGTCTATCAATAAATTTCTATTGCCCGTATTCTTTGTATCTCTATGAAAATATTTACAACCTATAGTTTCTACATTTAAAGGTTCATATCCTGGTAAAGAGACTTGTGGAACGTAAACTTGTGGTATTTGTATCTCTGGAATATGAATCTCAGGTATCTTGATCTCTGTCATGGTTGGGATAATAAACCTCTACATAAGATTCACATTTTGGACAGGAGAGATTTGTAACCATAGAATATTCTTCGGCAAGTATAGGCTTGAGTTCTTCTACGCTATGATCTCCACCCCAGATCAATTCAGTTTTGCAATGCCAACAGTTCATAACTTCATCTGAAGTATAGGCATTGATGGTCCTGTTGTTTTAGGTAATGCGTTATCCATAACATTAGGCATCATTCCTTTTACGTTACCCATGACCTGATTCATCATCTTTGCCTTAAACTGCTCAGATGTTACATACTTATATCCAAAGTACCCTCCTCCTATAACTGAAGTTACCATTATGAATGAGAGAATACTCAAAACATTAGCTATCTTTTGAAACATGATAAAACTTGCTGTGATAAGAGCCATGTCAGTTATGAGCATAGCTGTTCTATTGCTCATTATAGGTTTATCACCTTTGTATGTCACTATGAGCCTTATGACAAGGCAGATGCAACATAAGACTAATTAATCAGCAGCTTCGGGTTCGTTACCGTCTATAGCTTTCCACTTTAAATAGTCTTGATAATCAGTGTTTGCTTCGTCAAATGGAATGTAAGCATTATCTTCTTTGCGTAAGATTAAGCTTGAATAAACATTACCCATTGGATCTTTAATTTTTTTGTATGTGTAAGTCATAATTTAAAGTTCACAGGATGCTGAGTAAACAGTTTGATATATACAAAAATCACTCGTTGACTGTGCTAATGCACGAAAAGCACGAGTGGATTGGTTATCTGCACTAGGTGTATTGACGTTTGATGCGAGAGTATCAGATATTCTAGTAATTGTTGGGCTTGCTCTCTTTTTAGTAGAGAAATTTACTTGCACTCCATGATAAGTTCCACTTGTACCGTAAATAGTTAAACCACCTTCACATACTTCAAAGTAGCGTTCACATAAAGCAAACTCCTGACCGAATGACCTATGCTCAAAATCTGTTGCCACGCTGCCTTCTTCAACCTGACAGCCCGTAATTTGTAAAGTAGCTCCATTTGTTGCTACGACTGCTGTTGATCCTGTTACTGCAAAAGTATATTGTGAAGTTGACCATTGACCAGCAGTACCACTTCTATTTGCATTAGCCCCCATGCTCCAAAAAATCCACAGGCCAGTGCCAGTAGAAGTAGACCATGAGCCGTCTGGTGAACCAGTGACAGTAATGGTTTTTCTTTCCCATGTATCTGCGGAACTAATTGTATAACTCCAAGGATAGCCTCTAGTAGCATCTTCATTTAAAACAGAACCAGAAAAAGTTCCAGTTAAACTTGATTTAACAAAAAAAGATATTGTTATTGATTTTGCACCAGAAGCACCAAAACCCAACCAATTTGTGTTATAACCTTCAATTTTTTGACCAACACCAAAAGCCTCATTAGTTTGGGGGGTGTAAGCACTCGAAGATGTCATTTTTAAACTTTTTTTTAAACCACTAGGTGCATCTGATACTTGTTGTGTAGAAAATTTACTAGCAGCGTCAGTAACTATATGCCAACGATCAAGAGAATATTGACCATTTGTATAAGTTACACTAGATGATCCATTTCTTTGTGATATTTGCATATCTCCATTAATTAATAAATTTCTATTCCCTAATTGCCCACCATTAACGGATGTAATATTGGCAGTACACGTTCCATCAGAATTATTTACGGTAATAGCAGCAGCACTAGCTCCTACCCCTTTTATCGAATTTACTTTGATTTCACTCATGGTTTTGGATACTTGTCTTTAATAGCTTTGATTGTAGCTTTCCAGCCATCTATTCCATTATGGTATATATCGTCTAATTGACTAGCATAATCAGGATATTCAGCCCTTCTTTTAGATTTGTAACTGTCATTTTCCAATTCCCATTCAGCTATTAAAGTTGCTAATCCCTCGGTACATTCTTTTTCTGTAGGCTTAGACCCACCATCATGCACTATAAGATTTGCATAAATTTTATTACTTGAATCACTCCATCCGAACCATTGCCCTGATCTAACAGTAACAAGATAATCTTCTATGTGATCTGGTTTAAAAGTAGATGAATCCATAATTAAATATCCGCTAATTTAATAAATATTACATGAGTTTGGTTGTTAGCTGTACTTCCATAAGTATAAGTAGATGTTTCAGTTTCAACTCCAAAAATAACTTTATGAGTGGAGGTGTTTTCACACTTAAATATTGTCGAAACAGTCGCACCTGTGCGAGAGTTACCTCCCTCTGAATACATACCACTTGCTCCTCTTGCTCTTTCAGAATAACTTGAGTTATCTGTTGTTGTTCTTATATGAGAGAATTGACCATAAAATGTACTATTAGCACCACGATAAAAAGTTGCATTAAAAATTATAAAATAGTAACCAGTTGAGGGAAAAGTAAAATAACCACCTGATTCTGATACGCCTGTACCTTTTTTACCTTCACCTGAAGCATCAAATCTTTCCCAATTACTTGTTATATGATAAGCACTACCTTGAAAAGTTGAACTAATCCTATAACAATCGAGTTCTGATATACCACCACTTACCGCAGCAAATGATAAATTACCTGACCCATCAGTTTTCAAAAATTCATTGGCACTCCCGTCAGCTTGCGGTAGTTTTAAAGTTACATCAGATGCAGGGTTACTATCTGGTGCAGCTATGATTACTGAATTACCACCGCTATGTTTTAGTTTGATCTGGCTCATTTATGCAGTCTCCAGTGCAGCAACTTTTGTTTCCAATACTTCTATCTTACCAATAGCTTCTTGTAATGCAGCAGTAAGTAAAGGTACAAGTTTACTTTGATCTATACTCTGATAAACTGGATCTCCTAATTCACTTTGTTCTTTATCTCCTCTATCTATTAATTGTTGTGTAACAACTTCATCTTTAGTTCCTGTTATAGCTTCTGGAACTGCTGTTACTTCATGTGCTAAAAATCCATCAACTGTTACATCTGAGTCTTTTTTAAAATTAAATCTTGATGGTTTTAGTGTTTTTAATCTTATAATTCCGTCAGATATAGGAACTACGTTTTCCTTTAATCTATAATCGGAGCTTGTAAGATATTGTGTACCAGAACCGTCAGTATTTATACCACCTACTTCACCATTACTATTAAAAAAATTAACCAGTCCTCTTCCTGACGCAACTGTTACACCTAACATAAGTTTTTTGCGACCATCACTTGCAGGGCTAAAAGTAGCACCTCCTGTTGATGCTGTTACATTACCAGTTGTTCCAACACAAAACTGTCCATCACTTCTAAACCTATATAGCTCTGTAGCTGTAGTTGTATCATCATTAATTTGCCTTATTTTTATACGCCCTTCATCAAATGCAAGATCCATTAATTTATTATTTGATCCCGCATTATCGTGTCTGAATAAGAGTCTTGTTTGTGAGCTACCTTGTATAGCAAGACCATTATCGTTTGTAATAGTAGCTCCAGCATAACTTAATGGACTTGTCGTACCTACTCCTAACCGCCCACCGCTATCAACAGTTGCTCTAGTCGATCCACCCGTAACTATATTGACAGTATCAGTTCCAAAACTTACCCCTGTATTGCTATCTGAACCTTGTAAAGCTGGTGCGGAAGCTGATCCATCAACTCCAGAAATACCAGTAGTTCCGTTAATATTTAAAGCCATAATTAAAGAATAACAAGGATTGCACCACTTGGCACGGTTATAGTTGCACCTGAATCTATTGTAGGTGATATTGCCATAGCATTTTTATTTGCTGTCAATGTGTAAGAGGTAGTAACATTCTGATCTCCCTCAAAGAAAGCCTGATCGCTTCCACCTCCAGTAGCTCCAGCACCTCCAGCATCCGCAAATTCAAGTTGTCCTATAGCAGTTGAACCAGATCCACTAATACTTTTAACTTTTAAAACTTTATCAGCAGCAATTTGGTTATCTGGTAGTTTTATTGTGTAGGACTGACTTGCAGAATGATCAGGTGATTCTAGTTTTACACCATGACTATTTTGTGAACAGTTAAGTTGTAATTTCCCATTAGTGCTACTTCCATCTCCTTTTACCTCTACTACACCTGTTCCATTTGGATTTAACTTAAGATTTCCATTAGATGTTGAAGTATTTAACTCGAACGCTTGCAAATCAAGATTGCCTCCGAGTTGCGGGGAGGTGTCATCAACTACGTTTGATATTCCACTCGCACCACTTAATGAACCCCAAGCACCATTGTTATATCCTTCAAAGGTATTAGTCTCACTATTATGACGTATCATTCCAACAGCAGGACTTCCATCTCTCTGTGCTGTCGTTCCACTAGGTAAGGTGATCGAGGAAGTAACACTGAATGTTGCTCTGGCAGTAAAGGTATTAGCAACAGATAGTGAAGCATGACCCAAGTTTGCAAGGCTGACATCACCTAAACTTACAAAAGCATTATTAGCTGCATTTCTAATTTTTAAAGTATTACCATCAATATGTGGAACGTAAGCTGCAACACCTACCGACATTTCACCAGAACCTTGATTTAAGGTACTTAATGCAGCAATTACCTGATTTAATTTAGTACGAACGACAAGACCTGTACCATTATCAACGGTAAAACCTGATCCTCCCGTATTATCAACTCTTGCCATTTAAAAAACAGTAATTTTTCTTAGTATATCTGTTTTAACCACCTTTACCAAACCCAACAGCAGTAAAGTTAAAGTTTCGATTTATTGAACTTCCAGAACTGTTTTTAAAATGAACAGTAAAACCTGTAGAACTAATATTACTTAATTCAAAAATATCTCCAGATGACATATTCAAAGCTGTTATTCCAACAGACGGTAAATGTGAATTTGCACCTAATAAGCTGCTAGTACCAACAAAGAAAGGATGGTCAAAAGTAACATTTTTAGCACCTGCTCCAGAGGCAATAGCTGTTGCATTTTGTTCTGTTCTTCTTTGTAAACTGGCGGTATAACCTAATTCAGTTACCTGTATATCCTGTGCTGGATCGTTTGATGTAAGGTTTGCTCTAAATTGAAATCCTCTTCCTCTATACGTTCCATTTGCAAATTTCTGAAAATCTGTATAAGTAGGTGAACCAGAACTGGGATCATCTGTTGTTACTCTCACAAGCATATCTGCGTTCACATCAACAGAGGCAGTACCATCAAAATCCTGTAAATCATCTATTAATCCTCTACTGTCAATTAAATCATTAGGATAGATTGCCTGTGATTTAACGTGTTTTTTAAGATCAAGAGCAAAAACACCTCCCAAATCTAAAGTAGTACCACCAGCAGTACCGCCAAAATCATAATTTCCAGTAGAACTTACACCACCTAAATCATCCAGACTTGCCTCCGCATCAAGATCGGTAATATCATCAAATTGTCCTGTACCACTTAAGTTTATAGAATTACTGACAGGATCAAAACCAATATTAGTTTTTGTTCCCTGGAACTTAGGACTATCCTGATCTTCTCTTCTTGTCTGAGTAATTAATGAAGGTTGTGCTTCTGGAAGATCAATAATTACACTTGTCTCTCCAACACTGAAACGTCCTCCATCATCCTGTGCTTTCAGTATTACTTCACCTTCTAAAATAGGAATTTCCGCAGAAGTTGTATTACCTGCCAAAGCTTGAATCAAATCTGTAGCATTTGAAAATGTACCAGTGCCATCTGATACAGGTGTATGTCTTACATAAATACGACCACCATGAATTACATCAACATCACTGGGAAGATTCCATCTTAATCTCATCAACTTATCTGTAATAGGTTCAAAAGTTAATCCTGTAATATCAGCAGGAGGATCTGTTTTACCAACAGCCTCAAATGTCGTATTAGTGGAAGTGGCACTTAATTCTAATAAAGCGTTATAACTGAATACCTGTATCTCATACGTTCCAACAGATGTATTGAAAATTTCAAAGTCAGGAGATGAAACTGTTGTTGACACATAGTTACCATTATTAAATCTATAGTTCACCTGATACTGAGTAACACCTGTCACTGGTTGCCAACTTACAATTAATTTAGAAACTGCATTGTTATTGATAGCAACAATTTTTTCCTCTACCTGTAAACCAGAAGGAGGATTCTTGAGTTCTGTTAAAAGTGAAACAGTTCTAGTAGCAAGAGAAGAACCATCTTCAATAAAACTATATTTACCAGCCTTATAAGACAAGGCAGTGATTATATAATTAATACCATCCTGTTCTTCTACATTTATCACTCTAAATAGCTGTGATGAAACAGTGGTGTTAGAGATCATCCACACAGTATTTACATTCGGTGTTTGAGAGAAAGCACTTGCTACTGTTACAACACCATTTGAAATACCACTTATATCTTTAGTTTCAATCGTTCCATCAGGAAGGATGACAGAAAGTTTTGGGCTGTTTGTTGTTGGTAAATCAGTTGCAGAAGTATCATCAACCGTCATTACAGTTGTAGATGCAACCGCTTTTAATCTTCCTGATCTTCTTACTCCTGCTCTTACTGGATCGTTTATTTCAATAACACTACCTGGTCTGCATACTGCACCACTATCAATCGAAGTTGTAAATGTGACTGTCTCAGATTCATTGTTTTCACTGAAGAGTATTGCACGACCTAATCTGGCAGCCTGTCCTCTTGAAGTACACGCAAATGCTTTCACCTGTTTAACAACAGTTCCAATTTTACTAATTAAGGTGCTATCTTCTACGACCTCAAAATCCACTTCCTGTGAATCCATATTGAAGTAGGACACAGAAACAACACTATGTCTCGCTTTGAGACTACTACCAGAATAATTAAATCCAGCTTCAGTAACATTGGCAAGACTGAATAGATATGAACTATCCTTTGGACTATCCTGTGCAAGTTCTATTGATCCAGCAGACCAAATAGGAACACAACGCATAACTCCTGCAAGTTCATTTATTAGATCAAATGCTTCGTTGCTGTTCTGAATATTTACATTACAACTGAATCTAGCCTCCTGCCCTCCAAATCCATCATCAACCAAAGTATTTGCAAACTTGCTTGCAGTAACAAAAGAAAATAAATCAAGAGAACTATCTGTTATATGATCTCCAAATCCATATCTTGTATCTGTTAAAAGGTCGAGAAGTATCATCGCAGGACATGAACACCATGTAGCTGCACCCATAACTCCATTAAAAATATAACCAGAGGGATAAACTATACGACCAGTTGTGCTATCTACTGTTGGAGTACCTGAACTACTAGCACCTGCACCTGGAATCCTTACTTTTATTCCTCTGATACGATATTTTCTTGATGGAATTGAACTGAATTGCTGAGAATCAAGCCTTAATGACGTATATGCACTATTTAGATAAGTCTGTTTATCATCAATAATTTCAGTAAAACTTGTAAATTGAAAAGTATTTACAGTGCTGGCAGAAGTGGCATCAGCAGTTACTCTTACAACTTTTACATCAACAGGGAAAGAACCAGTAAGATTTACACGATATTCTTTTTGATAAGCATCAGCAGTACGACCTGTAACGGTATCATCTATTAAAGTTGTAAATCCACCTCCGTTATATTGAATTTGAATTTGAAGATTAACAGAACTACCAAGTAAATCTCCAGCATCAGTAGCAACCTGTATCTGAGGAAAAGTTACTGTTACCTTTACAGCATCAATATTAGAATTAGATATTGTTCTGGTTACAGGAGTAGAGTTTGTTACCGTTACACCTACAGAATTTATGGACTGACTACTTTCTATACCACTGATATGTTCCTGATTTGACGTTCCAAATCTGGGAGTGAAACTTACATCTTGAAAATTAAAATCAGTACTGACGGGACTTGTATTACTGGCACTGGATTGCAATATGGCTGTATCGTTTAAAAATATATCTTTTAAGGCAGCATTGTTATATGCAGTTGTACCTTTCGTTAATCCAGCTTTAGAGGCAGTGGCAAAGCCTTCTATCTCTCCCTCTGATATTAGGTCAAGTAAAGTAGCAAACTGACGACTATGTAAAGTATCAGGAGTTCTAGTTGGTTGTGGTGGAGAAGATGGAGGAGGAGGACCACCAGCACCTCTAATGATTTTAGGATTGTTTGTCATGCTCTTACCTGTTCAGTATCAACACCTGCACTTATTACAACACTTCCTGTAAATATTTCACCATAAACGATAGGAACAGGAGTACCTGCTCTTGATGTATTCTGTATGCCACTGAATTGAAACGATAATCTAGGATCTTGCTCTGAAGAAAAATCTGGTGTTTTTGGTACTGGAGTTAATAAATCAGCCACTCCAGAAAGAGTCAAAGCTACACCTATATTTCCTGCTGTAGCTGCCAAGCTGCCTCCAAAAAAACCAAATCCCTGTGTTGAGTTTAGAGCAAAACCTGTTCCGCCAGACATGATACCAACACCAATCAGTGCTGCTCCTAAAATAAACTTTCTAGTTCCTCCACCTGCACCAGCAATGACAGGGACAAAATGCAAATCAGATTGTCCTATAGGATGTCCAAGTTCATCTTCTCCCACTTCATAATCACCAACCAAAACCTTATAAGACCTTTCTGCTATATACGCTTCTGATTTTGGAAAGTTACAGACAAGGAAACTTACTGCCTGTGATATTGAATTTACCTTAACTTCAAACTCTTTATGTCCGATAAATTCTGCTAACTCTCCATAAAGTTTTAATTTACGAAGCATAACGATACCTCCCTCCAGTACATTTTAATAACCATTGAGAATAAGGTTCTCTACAAGATAGTCTATCTGTTAAATGATGTAAAATTTCATCTCCTAAAAATAAAGCCA